CGACGCTGTTGTTCGCGGCGGTACGATTGCGCGTGATACTGACCTGTATGAAAGCATTGTCAAGCAGGTTCGTGGTACTAAGAAGAATCTTTCGTCTGCCGATAGGGCCGAGATTGTTCGGTTGTATGAAGAGGCTGGCGGAGAGTGGGATGTCACTACTGGTGCTTCCGCTAGTCGCTGGTGGATGGAAACGAATACGCAGAAGCCAGTCAATCCGACAGAGGTTGCTAGGGCTGCTACGGTTCAGGCGCAGTTGGAAACTGTGCAGAGAGCCATTCGTGGTGAGGCTTCGTTGACGGAGTTGCGTACTGCCGCTATGGCTTTGTTGGCTACGACAGATACGATTCCAAAGAGTTTGCGTGACACCTTGGTTGATGTGTTGCGACGTGCGGATGCTGCGGATCGTTTCCGTGATGGATTGCAGAATCTGCGTCGTACGAATAAGCAGTTTGCCATTCTTGAACAGCGTTTGGATAACTGGACTGCTGTTCAGCGTGAGATTACCTATGGCATCAAGTTGTATGCGGATGCGGAATACTTGCTTGACACCATGTTCAATACTGGAACGATGCGCACCGCTGGTATTGGATGGGATGAAGAGGTTGCTCCAGAAATCATTGATGGCATTATTGGACAAATGCCATCAATGGAAAAGATTCTTGGCAACTATCGTGGAACTTTGGAAGACATTGAAGACATTGCTGGAATGACCCAAGCAATCGACTTTGGCGAAGTTGATCCGAGCGGCAACATCAGCATTCGTTCTGGCACTAAAAAGGGGCCAAGCGATGTTCTTTCTGGCGGTCAACTTGCTAGCCAGCGTGCCGTTGGCGCTGGCGAACGTATCACGTACGGAGAAATGTTTGATCTGTTGAAGAAGACTCGCAGCGACCTCTACGAGATGGAACGCGAAGTTGTGTTCTCGCGCAAAGGCCCGAAGGGCACTACTGTTGATAAGGTCGTTCGCTACCGCATGGCCGATGTTCTTGCCGCGGATCCAACAGATCCCGCTGATCGTGGATGGAGCGCCAGCGTTCGGGGACATTACAACCCAGAACGAACAGATCGATTCATCGATCGGATTGTGTCTACATCTAAGTCCGATAAAGATGTTGCTGCCGCTGCTGCGAAGCGGGCAGAGTTTGCTGATCCGCAGGAATGGTTTACGAAGGTTTCTGGCCTTCGTCAAGTTGCCGAGTTGAATAATCTGGGTCGACGTACTCCAGGGTTGAAGCAGATCATTGGACGCGCCAAAGTTGATGCACGACTTGCCGATTTCCTCAATGGAAGAAGTGGTTCCGCAAACATCAGCGCTTACCGCGCTCTTGATGTTGACCTAGAAAAGATTGAGGCTGGCATTTCTACGCGTCTACGCAATCTTTCTAGAGAGATGGCGAAGACTCCAGACGATCCTTTGAAGATTGCTCTTCATGATGATTTGCGTGCCGCTGCTGAAGCGGTATCTTCTGCTCGTCGTGCCATTGCCGATGTGTCGATGCCCACGCGTGGAGTTTCCAGAACTCCACGTCGTGTTACTGGCGCCATGCAGACCGATAGGTTTGGTACTGCTGGTGCCACGGTTGGAGTGGATGAGTTTGGTGATGCGATTGATGTTGCGGGGCGAACTGGCAAAGAGGTTCGGGTGGGGACGGAAGCAATCCGAAATAAGCGCGGAGAGATTATTGGCGAAAGAACTATCACCGCCGACATCCCGAACATTGCTGACGAGATCGAGTTGATTCGTTCGGAAATGCGCACTCTTGCTGATGACATCAAGATCACTTCCATGCCGATGGGACGGGCGCGTATCGCGGCCCGCGAAGTTGGTGAAGGTTTGGGGACGGCAGAAGATGTCAAGGCTGCGCGCATCGCAGAATCGATTGACTTGCAGGATGCGTGGTCTGCCGAGACGAAACAACTTCTTGAAGATACGTATCAGAAGGCTTGGTTTGCTGCTGAAGTTCAGAAGCGCTTCAAGCGCGCTTCCGACGTTCTGCTTGCGAATGGTTTGACTCCTGACGTTGATTTCATGCGTCACATCATGAATGTGGTTGCGAAGGTGTTTAGAAATCAGTTGCTTTCTTCGCAAGATGATTATTCGGAAGCCCTGCTCGTTTTGGGTCGCCTGAAAGCGACGGCTGAAAACTGGGGTGGTGACGCTAGCGAGTTGTATCACATTATGAGCGAAGCACTCAACCCTGTCGACGCGGGAGGCAACCTTGCCTCGTGGGGGCAGATTGTCCGCAATGCGAATGGTCGCGAAGACGCGCAGCGTCTCCTTGCGACCTTCAAGGATTACGGTGGTGCAACAAACTCTGGTGGATTCAACAGTAGGCGACGTTGGGCGGAACGTATTATTGCCGATCCCGCATCGACACCCGAACGTGTTGCCCTTGCCAAACAACGTCTTGCGGCCCTGCCCACAAAGGAGAAGGTTGCTGCTGGACGTAAGGCTTTGAAGAAGGAACTGCAAAAGTGGTATCAGCAGAATGTTGATTCGACGCGTAGGGCTGCTTCTTGGACGGAAATAGAAACTGCTTTGCAACAGTATTCTGCTGTTGCTCGTGGTCGTGGACGATTTACCGAAGGCGCGAGTGTTCGTTCTCTTCGCGCTTGGGTTGAGTCGACGGAAGAGGCGGTTCGCAAGGCTTACGCTAATGCGCGTCAACGTACTGGATGGCTATCTGCTTCAGCCGATCCGTATTTGTCAACCGAGGCGGCAAACAAGATTCTGCTTGGTATTAGTGATCGAACGATTGCTTGGGATTTGCCGTCGTTCTTTGCTAGCACCATGCGCACTCTCGCTGATGAGTATGAAGCGAGAGTCTTGGAGTTGGGTGGCGCTCAGCAGCGAGCAGCGGCTCGCGCTGGCGCTCTTTCCGCTGAAGAATCGGCAGAGGCTTTGGCAAAGCGAAAGATTGTCGCTTTGGAGGCGAAGACAAGTAAGCCCATCAAGGGTTTTGCTGATGCTGAACAACGTGAGGTTTTGAAGCAGTTCAATGTTGACGAACTGAAAGAGTTGGCTCGCGATAAAGGCATTGAGGGTTATTCAAAGATGAGTCGTGCTTCTTTGGAGGATGCGTTGATTGCCGTTCGTGTTGACGAACTTGATGAAGCGCGTTTGATTCAGAAGAAGTTGACGCAGTTGAAGAACACCGACGAGTTTGCTATTGCTTTGGAACAGATCCGCGAGAATGATGTGCTGCGTATTTTGTCGTCTTTCAACGTCGACAAGCCGAATACGGAACTTGTTATTCGTGAAGGCGCGAAGAAGAGGACGTTGCGTCTGCTCAACGAAGGTCAACAGATTTTCCGCAAGGATGTATCTGATGCTGGTGAACAGTATGTTCAGATTACGAAGGCGCGTGAAATCAAGGACGGCGTTCAGTATTACTACAAGACGAAATCGCCAAGCGCTCCTTATGAGTTGATTGGCGATGGGGCACCAAAGTCTTTGGGTGTCAAGTTTTCTCCAGAAGAATGGTCGGCCTTGTGGCGTGGCGACAGTCGGCGTTTTGTGAACGCGGAAACGAATCGTTTTGTCATGTTGCAGGACGAACTTACGGAAGTTCGTCGCCAGATGGAAGAACTGAGTGGTGTTCTCAATAGGAGCGGCGTTGCGTCGTATCCGCCGTCCGAGTTGCGTCGCTTTGGCGAAAGAATGATCGTCCTGCGTCGACGCGAAAGAAACATCGCGCAGAAGATGTATTCGATTGTTGGCGCCGAAGAAGGTGGCGTCGTTTTGGAATCGTTGGACTTTTCTGCTGCCGCACGACGCGCGGGAGAAGTCCACGCGTCGGCTTGGGAGAAGTTCAATCTGATTGTTGATGCGGTACGCAATGGCGAGATTGACATCAACGATCTTCAGAACGGCCTGTTTACTTCTGTCAGAAAGATTGATACGAAACGTCAGATTAGTGTAAAGAGAATCGTCGGTCAGGGTGCTGGACATGGCGGCTATGACGTCATTCAGGGAACCGACGAGGCTGCTGGCGTTATCACGCGTGTCAGTTTTGACTCCAAGCGTGTGGCATCCGCGGCAGATTGGGAGATTGCCGATCGTGCAAAGATGATCGACAAATCTTGGAGCGATTCACCTAATCGTCTCGTGTATGAACAGGTTCAGGAACTGGAACAGGATGCTGCTAGCAAGTTGTTCAATCGTGAAATGAAGAACGCTGAAAGCGTGCTGAAGCGTGTTCGCGAACTTCGTGATAAGGCAGAGAAGGCTGTTGCTTTCAAGGCAGAAGAAGGCGCTCCTCTGGGTCGCTACTACGACCCGTCGTCGCGGTCGTGGGTTGTTCGGCGCGACCTGACCGAGGGTGCAATGATTTACAACATGCAGGAAGGAAGGGTTGTTCCGCGCAACGTGCAGGTTGCGGAGAACAGGCTCGCTACCGCTGATGCTCTTGTCGCTAAGCGTCTGGAAGAAGTTACTGCGTCGACAGCGAGGGCGGGGGAGCCTGATTACAACGCGGCTGAACGGTATGCGTATTTCCGTTCTCAGGATCAGTCGCCTACTGTTGCGATGGATAATGTCGTGGACGAGTTGCGAGCGCTTCGTCCTTCGGACGAACGGCTCGTGCAAATCGCTGGGACAAAGGAACGTCTGCAGAGGGCTGAAGCGTTGAGATCTTCTATTCCGACTATGGAATACTTGTCGGAAGGTATTGCTTTGAGGTTGACGTTTGCCGAAGAAGAGATGGCGACGTTGAAGAAGTTGGTTCCTTCGTTGGAGAAGGAGATGACCAAGGGCAAGAAGACGTATTTGCGTGAACGTGGTAAAGAGGCTGCAAGGTTGCAGAAGAACATTGAGAAGGCACGTACTGTTGTTCAGCGCGCCGAATCGGCTCTTTCCGAAGCGGAAGGTGCTTACAAGACTGCGCGTTTGGATGCTTGGCGCACGGAAGAGTGGTACAAGGCTTGGCACGCACGCATGGCGCCGAAGTTGGAAGAGATCAAGAGCATCGTCGAGGCGGGAGCGCAGGGCAAGGAAGTTGCCGCTGGTTTGTCGTCGGCAAGTATGCGTCAAGCGGCTATGGCCGAAGCGCAGGACTGGATTGATCAGGTCACTACGTTGATGCCAGAACTCGGCATGGATGCCGATTTGGTGAAGACGTTGCAGGCAGATTATTTGGCTGCACAAGCGATGTGGCTTGAAGCGGCAGACGAAGTTGATTTGTACAACCAGATGCTCAGTCCGTTGAATACGACGTCGTGGGCAAGCAAGGTGGTGGAAGATTTCGACAAGGGGCTTGTCAAGTTGACGCAGATTGGTTTGCCTAACTATGTGGCACGTCAGTCGATTGTGGAAATGACGGAGAACTTCCATCGTTTGCGGGCGCCAGAGTTTGTTCGCGGATTGAACCGTCTCATCGGTCGATACACGGGATTCTTCAAGGCTTCGGCTGTCGGTACTCCAGGGTTCGTTGTTCGTAACACTATGTCCAACACTTTCATGCTTGTGGCTGCTGGCGGAAATCCGAAGACGTTGTTTGATGGTCTTGGATTGTTCCAAGCGTGGAAGCAGGCCGTTAGCAACGGCACGGAACGCGCTTGGCTGGATTCGCTTCCAGCCGCGCGCCGTTCTGTCGTGGAAACATCGATCAGGGCGATGGATGCTTCTGGTTTTGGTCGTGGCGCGGAAGCGTTGAATCAATGGGCGCCACGTGGCAAGTTCTGGACTGACAACAAGTATTACCGTTTCATTCGTCGCGCTAACGAAACTTCGGAAGGAAGTGCCCGTTTCATGTTGGCATACGATACGGTTATGCGAGGCGGTTCGTTCGACGAAGCAACAGCGCGGGTCAAGCGTTTCTTGTTTGATTACACCGACATCAGTAATGCTGATGCAACTATCAGATCGATTGTTCCATTCTGGTTCTGGATGTCGCGCAACTTCCCGTTGCAAATCGTGAACCGTTGGGCTAATCCTCGCGCATACAACGTGTATCAAAGCGCTTTGCGTAATCTTGGTATTGACGAAGATGCGGATACAAATGTTCCGAAGTGGTTGCGCACTCAGGGCGCATTCCCGATTGGTGGCGATTACTATTTCGCGCCAGACTTCGGTCTGTCGCGCGTCGAACAGCATTTGGAAGAGTTGAAAGATCCGAAGCGTCTTCTTGCTTACGTGAACCCCTTGTTGCGTGTCGTGCCAGAGGTGGCGTTGATGGACAAGATGATGTACAGGGATGTTCCGTTCAGCGAACGTCCACAGCAGCCCGTTGGCGGGCCGTTGGCTCCTGCGGTTCAGGCTCTTGCTGGCTTGCTTGGTCAGTCGAAGCGGGGACGCGAAGGTGAAGGCGTGTCCGAGAAGTTGAACTACGCCCTGATGGGATTGTTCCCGCCGATCGGTCAAGCGGAGCGTTTGCTTCCCGCGACCGATCTGTATGAGGGAAGGCAGACTGGTTCTATCTTGTCGTATCTTGGTGTGCCAGTTAGACAGGTGACAGAAGAACAGCGGGAGCGCGAGGAGCGCCGACAGAGGCGGGAGGGCGAGTGATGGCTCGCAGGAAGTACACGGGTTGGGACGGGAATGCTTCAGGGTACCGCAAGGGTACTGAGCAGTTGAAGAGGTGGGTTCTGTTCTTGAACGGTGGGAAGATCAAGAACTACGGGTCGTTTCAGATTCGTCCTGCTGGCGGCGACAAGACGAAGTGGTCTGTGCATGGGACTGGTCGTGCCGTTGATTACGGGTACACCAACCGTGAGGATGGTTTGGCGTTGATTGATTTCTTCGTGCGCAACGCCGAGGCGTTGGGTGTGGAGTTGGTGAACGACTACGTGTACGGCAAACACGGTCGCACTTGGAAGTGTGACCGTGAAGCGTGGGTTGAACACAAGAAGAACGTCATCGGTAGGGGTGGCAACTGGATTCATGTGGAGATCTCAAATGCAGTTGCAGACGACCCCGCGTACGTCGACGCGGTGATCGCCTGCCTGCTGTCTCCCGTGAAGGGCGCCTAGTCGTCTTCTGTGTCGTTGATTGAATCGTTGAGGCTTGACGCGAGGAAGTAGAGCATGCTCATCAGTTGGGCCATCGAAACGAAATCGCCTTCGCTTGCTTGCGCGTAGGTGTCGATGAAACTATTTGCGCTTTCAGCGCTGAACACGAGAGTCATTTCGTAACACACGCCGTCTTCGCCCATGACCCGTTCGGCGGTGGCGCGAAGTTCGGCCACATCGTCGGGATCGAACTGTTCCAAGAACTCATCGCTCATCTTCAACCACCATTCTCCAAATCCCAATGCAGGGGTCGTCGTATTCGTCCAACAAATCTTTCTCACTACTGGTGAGGTAGTCATCGTGAGTTGAGCAGTAGTAGCGCGCCCAGTCTTTACGCATTCCGTAAGAAAGCCACTCCCAAGGATCGGTGAGGATTGCTTCGGTGTCTCCTTCTTCTTTGATCATCTTCGCCATCCTGCGGAGGGCGTAGATGAAACCGATCACAAGGGCGACGGTGAATGCTGATTCAATCATTTCTTTCCTTTCTCCGTGTTGCCGTTCATGAGCGTGTCAACGGTTGCGATCACGTCATCGATTCGACGTGCGTGAGAGTACGGCATTCCGCGGCTGATCACTTCCATTTTGATTTGGTTGAGAACGCGTAGTGCTTCTTTCATGTCAGCCTTCTTCACGTGCTTCACCCCTGATGATGTCAGCAAGTGAACCGATCTCCGACAACACTTCGGGTTTCTCGCGAGCCAACCACAGGGTAGTCGCGACAGCAAGTGCTGCAACGTCCAGAAGGGTCAGTTCTTCAATCTTGTCTTCGTTGATGTCGTCGCTCATGATTGCTCCTTCAGGTTGAGTTTGAATGTGTCGTTCCACAGCATCAAAGCGATGACGCTGTAACCCACCAGATCACGCCACGTGTCCAGCAGGGATTCGTTTTCGGGCTTGTGTCCTTCGGCCACGATGGTTTTCAGGCGAGCGATCTTGTCGCACATACGCACGCCCACACCGACAAGTCCGAACAACATGATGTTCTCGTGTCCGTAGTCTCGTTGCTTCTTGATGAGCAGGTCGAGCATCACGTCGGCATTCCATGTCCCGTCGTGCATCATCTGGGAACAGGCTTCGTCCCCGATGTCGGTGAACAGGACGATCGGTATCTCTTGCTGGTCACGGATGTGACGGGCGAGGCTTTGCTGTAGCCCGTTCATCGCGGACATGGTTGTCGCTCCGCAGGGAAGGAACTTGTCCATGTCGTAGATGATGGATGCAGCCGCTTCGTTCCAGTTGTCAAACATGTTGTACCTCAGTTCGATGTTGTTGTTTCGGTAGAGAGCGCGTCCAAGTTTGTTCATGGCGCGTTTGGCGATTCTCCAAGCGTGCGGTTTGGAGCATCCGAGGCGTGAGCCTAGCATTGAGTAAGGGACACGTTCGTAGAACACAGCGAGAACGGCTTCCTGTTCCCTTTCGTCAAGTTCTTCGATGGCTTCTTGCACGGCAAGGCGCATCTCCAGTCTTGCTTCCATCGGTTGATCGCCTCGCTGCATCAACCATTCGGTTGATGTTGCGGGCAATGTTGCCAGCAGGTCGGGGTCATACGGCAAGACGGATCGCCTCCGTTGGGAAGTGGTCGATGTGCAACGCGAAGTATGGTTTCTTGTTGTCAGGGAACCGTCCAACTTCGGCGTACCTGTGGCACGCCTTCGTCCAGTCGGCTAGGGGCGCTTCCCAGTATCTCTTCTTTGAAGAGTCGTACACGAACAGGTTGACTTCACCGATGCACATCCATGTGGCAAGCGCCGACAGTTTCTCAAACTTGACTTTGAGTAGCGAGTCACCGCGAGAGGCGACGCCCATGACTTCATACAACCCATCGGGGAGCATGTAGTCGGGGGCGTAACGCATCGGGTCTGCCATTCCCCGAACATCGAAGTCTGGTCTGTTCAGCCCGATTCGGTGTGCTGTTTCGTAGACGGTAGTGAACGCGCCTTCTGCGATGTCGCCCATTGTGGAGAGCCGTGTGTTCCACGTTTTCTGGTTGTATGCGTTGTCGCTCATGCTTTGATCCCGATGATCTTGACGACTTGCGAATCGTCGTCCCATGCTACACCGTTGAGTGCGTCAAGGATCGTCTTGACGTAGTTATCCAGATCGCCACGAAGTTTGCTCTTCGTGTCAAGATCAAGTCGTTCAACGATGACGGCTGTCCCTTCCGTGTCCACCACAATGTGAACGCAAACCTCGCCAGAGAACTTCGGGCCGTCCCACGCTTCCTTGATTTTCTTCTCGGCAGCGACGGTCTTCTGCGGCGTGTAAGCGACAGCGCGACCGCTCTTGGTTGTGACAACTCTTGGACGTTCTTTCGGGTGTGGCTTGCCATCTATGTAGATGGAGTGGCTCCGTACGCTCGTACCAACAACTTCTCCAGTTCCATCTTTCCTGCTTCGCCTCTTATCAGGTACTTGCCCCATCGTAGATCAGCATCCTCCAGTATTGACATGGCGTCCTTCGGGTGAAGGCCCGCCTTCCGACATTCGTGTGCAAGGTGTGTCAAAGTCGTTGATCTGTCACGCCCTTCAATCGGGCCATCTCTGAAGATGGCGCGACCTAGTGGTGTAAGCAGGCGAGCGGCTTCCGACATGTCATGTGATGGTTCGCCAACCGTGTATGAGATCACGGGTGGCTTGTAGTACGAAGCAAGCCGAACGATCAGTTCGGCTGGCACGAGATTTTTCTGCGCCTCAACGATGAACTCGCCAAGTGAGATCGGTTCCATGAATCGGTTGATCATGACACGTTCCCCCGTTCCCGTGTTGGGGTAGGGCAGGCGCACATAGTTGCCGACTTGTCCGTGGTGAAGTGTCTCCTGTTTCGGGTTCACTTCTTTGGGTGGGATTTCCACAACTTTGTGAGCGGCGAGGAACATGCGTCGCATGTCGCGTGCCGTAACTGGTTCTTCAGCAAAGACCCAGATGTGGTATCCACGTCGGGTCTTCTCAACCCACGCTTTCACCCCAACCGCACCGAACGCGTCATGCAACAGGAACGCATGGTCGGGGTTGTCGTAGTCGATGTCGCTGCATCCCCATACGCACATGGTTTCTCCGTTCATCGGGACGCATGGGTACACGCCGATGAATGTGTCGCCGTTGAGGTGTGCATCGAACAGGCTGGGGGTGAGTGGTTCACGAACGCATCCGCCGTCCCATGCGCCGTAGCAGTCACCACGGCCACGGAACAGGCGAACGAACTCGTCCACCTCAGCCACCACGCACCTCGTTCAAGAACTGTGACGGCAGTTCGCCGTCACGGAGACGCGTCAGACGTCCAGTTCCTTGCTCAATCTCGTAATCGATGTCATCGATCAGGGTTCCAGCGGGACGCTTGTTCTTCACGAGATTGATTGTAAGGGTGTGGGCATGGATACGTGCCTCGTAACGCAGGAAGTCCAGTTGCTCCATCGCGCGTTCTGATGCCTGCGACTTGTCCAACTTCGCTTCCAACTCGCGAATCTGTGATTCGATTTCAAACCGTTTGCGTCGCACACCGATGATGTGCGTCGCCTGTTGTTCTCCACCGAACGAACCAGATGAGATGGTCATGCGTTTGCCGTCCGCGCCTGCGGTGCGTGACGTCTGATGCAGGACAAGCAACGGTACGTCATGCCGACGACCCCACGCTTTGAGCGTGTTCGCTTTGGAGGGGACGTCTTCGCCTCCGCCTTGCAACAGTTCCAGATAATCGAACACGACAAGATCGGGCTTCTGTCCCCACAGGTTGCATACTTCGCCCATCGCCTTCTCCATGTCCGACAGAGCCATGCTCTGATCAAACACGGCGAGCGTGGGGAAGTGATCGTTGGCGGTAGAGCGAAGCAAGTCAATCGCTGTCGGATCGTCAGCGGCGACAAGGCGTTCAAGATCAATGGCGTTCACCCCGTGGGTGACGCAGGCAAGTTTGATCAGAACAAGGGTGCGTGGTTCGTCGGGGACGAAGTAGATCACGTTCTTGTTGCGGTTGGCTTTCAGCATCTCCAACGTGACGAGCGTCTTTCCGCTGTGGCTGTAGCCGATGAGGTTGCACATTTCGCCAGACGCGATTCCTCGCATCTCGCGATCAAGGTCGGTGAACCCTGTGTAGATGCGTTCGTGTGGTGATTGCGCCCAACGAACGAACTCGTGAGCGGCGTCTTCCAGCGGCTTGTAATAGAGATGTTTCTGCTCCATCGGGAGCGCGGTAGCAGAGGGGGGTGTCTCTGCTACCAGCGCCTCCCAACGAGCCGCCAGATCTGGCTGGGTCACGCCTGTCCTCGCGGAGGCCAGAACGCGATCGGCTCCTGACCGTCCACGGCGTCAGCCTGCTTGAACCACGGACGCTTCGTGCCGACGGCCTGATCGCGGTTGTCCCACACGCGTGCCACGCCAGCCTTCTGGCAGGCGGCGATCAACCAGTTCGGAATGTCGCCGTGCTGCTTGCCAGCGATCTTGATGGTGGTGATCGCGGGGGCGATGACGGGAGCCTTGGCGAGGGTCGGCTTCGCTTCACCGTTGGTGGCGGTGATGGTCTCCACGGTCGCGTCGGGGAACGCTTCCTGCAACAGCGACATGCCGTTCGCCTTCTGCAGGGCTTCGTTCACCACGTCGAAGTGCGACAGGAACGTCGCCTGAACGACGTCCACGTTGCGTTCGGGCAGGGTGGTGGTGTTCACGAGGTCGGCTGCGATCTTCGCAGCGACCTGCATGATGATGGACTGATCCTTGCTGATCATTATTTCTTCCCTTCTTGGGGTTCGATGTCGGCTGGTGCCAACTTGCTTCCTTTGCAGACCGACCAGAACGGACACCACGTCGATGAGCACAGGTAGTGCGTGTCGTTGCGTGTCCATGCTTCGTCGGTGCCGAGTGAGGCGAACAACCGCACGAACGATTGCGCTACCTCTTGAAGCCATTCGACGTGGCTTTCGTTACGGTGGATCGGCACGATCTGTGCCGAACCACCACGAACTAGAACTCCGTACTTGAATGTGGCAGGCCATTCCAGCCATCCGTGATGAACGGCTGCTGCCGTGTACATCGTCGGCTGGATTGCCTGCGACTGTTTCTCGCGGGCGTTGTACTTCTTGCCCGATGTCTTCCAGTCCCAGATCGCTGTGTCTGTCACGCAGTCAATCGTACCAATGCCCCATAGCCTGATCGTTCCGAAAACGAAGTGTTGCATGGTGCCGAGAGGGAACGTGAACGACTTCTCTACCGCGACGACATTTCCGAGAGTGGGAGCGATGTTCTTCTCCCATTCACGAATCAGTTCGGGGACATGATCAAACAGTTCTTCGTTCGTGTACTTGACACGTTGGAACGGCTCATCAAGGAGACGATTCAGTTCGTTGAGAGCAGCGGGTATCGGCTCACCTTTGCCTTCCAGAACGGCAGCGATGCCAGCGTGGACGGCGGTGCCGAGAATGGTGGCATCGTTCGGCTTTGACCATTCGGGACGCAGGATCGCGTTGCGTCCCCGTTCGTTGCACATCATCGCGTCGTTGATCCACGACTGGCGCAGGTACACGTCGAGCGTGCCGTCTTCGTTCAGCGTGTACTTCACGAGATACCAACTGATTCCAGCGTGCGCTGACGAAGGTGAATGGAATGCGTGTTGGACATCTTGATGCCGTACTTGTTCATGAGGTGCTTTCGCACGTCAGCGGCGCTTGCGCCCATCACGAACATGATGCGCACTTCCCTGTCCTGCTCATCGTTCAGGAGTGTGCGGGGGCGTCCTGTTGCGACCTGTGGGAGGATCGCGTCGGCAACGACAGCGAGGGAGTCGGGGTCGTTCATGGTGTCGCGAATCGCGACGAGATCGGTGAAGAACTGGACGATGTTCTCGTCTGTCATCGGTCTCTTGAACTCGCGGTAGGTTGCTACCGCTGCACCGAATCGGTAGTCGGTGATCGCGTTCGTGATGTTGATCGGCGTGGGTGACGGCACGACGACATCGCAGAGGCATTCCTCGCTGTGTGTCGGGTCACCGCAGTTGATGGTGTCTTTCATGATTCTCCTTGTGAGTTGTGTGCTAGCACACAACAACAGTCTACATGACGCTCGTAGTGAGTGTCTTTCTTGTCGTCGCTAGATCGGTGTCGTCGCCTTAGCGACGCACCGATACAGTTCACCATTCCCCACCCCCCTTTATCCCCCCTCCCCGTCGGTCGGGATTGTAGAGATGGGTTATGGATAGGTGCTGTGAGCAGGGGAAATGCGGAAACGGTATCGAAACGTGGTCACAAATGCAGAATGGGCGCAACTCGTTTGAGTTGCACCCATTCGCAGGCATGGCATTCAGAAACCAGATGGTTTCTTGATTGGTGTCATCACCTTACCTGTTCCTGTATGACGGACACACCGTGGTGGCTCCACCAGAGGAACATGAGTGGTGATCTTGTTGTCGCACGACGGACATCGCCACACGACTGTGTGTTCAGAACGGCTCATCGTTCCGATTGCGAGGTGGGTAGTGCTCCCTGATCGCAAGCGTGTCCAACATGTTGTCCAGTTGATCACGCAACGATTTCTGAAGCATCTCCCAGTTCTCCAAGTACAGGTCGTCACCCAGATCAAGACTGGACATGTAGCGGAACGAATCCGTCCAATCCAGTTCTGGGTGGGGATCGACGTGGAAGGTTCCGTCTTCCAACTCCGTCACCGTGACGTAGACGAGAGGTTGAAAGCCGACTGCGTGCTTGCGTCGGATCGGCGCGTTCATGACACCACCTCCTCACGCATGACACGAATGATTTCCGCTTGGATACGCAGAAGCGCATCGTGATCAGCCAACGCCTCCACACCGATCGCGGTGTGGGTGCCGTGCTTGTTGATCTTCTTGTTGAGGTTGTCGATCGCGATACCGACCGTCTTGAACAGGGCGTACATGTCGTCCAATCCAATCGGGATCTGCAAATCTCTGGGTTGTTCCATGATGTGTTTCCTTTCAGGAGAAGACCGACACGGCCTTCGTGGTTAGTGGGAATCGGTCGTCAAGCACCCGACGAATGGCTGCGATGTCCCGACCGCTGTTGCGGACGGTTGAGCGGTGCTGCTCAAATCCTTGGATTGCCATGACGGCATCAAAGGCTGTTTCTTGACGAGTGTGATCGTTCCATTCCGCAACGATCTCGTCCCAAGTGTTGTCGTACATCGTCTGCGAACGACCGCTGTTGGTCGGACGCTTACCGATGACCGCAGGAATCACCTTCTGGGTGAGCGTGCGCTTATCCGCTTCGATGTCCAGCAGACGCTGAATCTCTGCGTCAAACTGGTCAAAGGTGGTGATCATTCGTTCCAGCGACGAAACCGCTTGTGACGCGATGTCCGACGCGTTACGCGTGTGACGCACGATGAAACCTGTCGTCGCGTTCCAAGGGGTGAACGTGTTCATGCAGACCCACAGGTTCTGCATGTACTTGACACCCAACGGATACGACCCGTCGTGAGATGTGTAGATGCCCATGTAGCGGGTCATCTTGTCGCTCTCGTCGCCGTCCTTGCGGACAACTTTGACGAGATCGCGGAACTCCACGACGAGGAACAACACTCGTCCACCGTACAACTCAACGGCGCTGACAGGCTGGGCATCACCTCGTGCTTTCATCAGCACGTCCATGTACTGACCGAGCACCTCGTTCTGCACCATGCCGTACCGATCTGAATGGATACCGAGAATCCGTTCGCAATCGGTTCGGATGATCGCGGCGTACTCGTCTGCTCGTTCTTGTCCGAGACCGAGTTCCGCGAGAGTGCGCTTCTCCGTGTTCCAGTTGAGACCTGCCGTCACCAGAAGGTCACGACCTGTCTTGATGTCGTCGGTGATCGGAACTTTCCGACCGACGACGACACCTTTCTTGTTCACGGAGTCGCCGTAGCCGTGCCACGGTTCCACGCGGAACGCACCGCTGGACACTCCACCTGTCACTCCATACTTATCTGCACCCATGATGTTTCTCTCTTTCTGTTAGGTTGCTTACGCAACATTACATCTGTGTTGTAGTCAAGAGCCTTCGGCTACCTGACTATGTTCTTCCTGTACTCTGTACGAGGCTTGGAACGGACGTGCTGGTCATAGCGTCCCGCCTCAAACCCGAGGTGGAACGCCAAGACCACAGCACCGACGGTAAGAACAAGCCAGCAAACAATCAAACCGATGATGATGTTCACTTCGTATCCTTCCGTGTTGGAGATGGATAGATGAACGACGAGTCGTGATCAATCACGCCCAACGACACAAAGATACCGTGGTCGGTCTGCGTGAACCCCCCCTCGTCGTCGTACTCCATGTAGGCGGTGACACGAATGTCACCGTCGTCCCACGCCCAGATCTCGACGTCGGCACGAATAGAGCCAGCGATGAACTCAAACCATTCCGAGCCATCAAACCTCCCTCGCTCTTTCTCTTCGTTGTAGCGACGTCGCGCTTCGCGCAGGATCGGATCGGCAAGCGACGTCATCGCCCACCGCCACTCGTATTCCTCGTGAATCTCGTTCACTTCTCCACCTTCTTTCTGCGCGGGTTGCGTTGCGGCAACACACCTGCCTTCTGCAAGTGGAAGATTTTCTGCGTCACGGAACCACGCGACCGCGACAAGCGGTCAGCGATCCCCTGCGCGGTGACACCGCGAGCGTACAGACGCAACAGCGTCTGCATTTCCTCATCGGTGAATCGCGTCTGCGGAACGACACGAGCACGGCGAGGGATTATCACGACCATCACCATCTCAAACAGATCGGCGTGCCTCTCGTACACCCAGAACTGGGTGATCTCCAAGTACGCCTTCCGTGCCGTCTCCGTTGTCAGCACGTCGGAACGCCACATCTTGTGGATCGTGTCCAACTTGCGGACAATCTCTTTCCCGAAACTGGGCATCATTACATTCTCCTTGTTGTTGTTGTTGTTGTTTTCCCCGTCATCGCTGACGAAGGTCTCTGCTTGGAGCGCACCGACCTCACGGAAGATGCGCCCCATGTCCTGAATGGACTTGCGGATTTCTTGATCATTCATAGTGATCTCTCTTTCTGTGAAAGTTGTGTGCTAGCACACAACTCAGTAGTAGTTGAAGGGTGGACAGGTGCAGAGCGTGATGTCGTTGTGACACCAGAAGCACGACTGACAGATGTCGCAACATTCGTCGGGATTCTCCAAATCCTGCGTGTGATCGGAACCGCACACGGGACAGACCCACACCTCACGCTGACCGTCGATCTGACGAATGTACGACCTGATCGCAGCGTCGTACTGGTAGCCGTGGTATGGCTCGTCGTGAAACGCGTTGTCAAACAGTTCGTCATCGTTGTCATCGTTGGGAGTCCACAACGAACGCCCGATCGTGCTGGTCGTGGAACGCGCCCACGACAACCAGTACGAATCGTCGTAGGAGTGATTACTCCACCACACACCCTTGTCCCAATGACCGAGGCGTTCGTTCACGATGTAGTACGGCTTCGCGAGACGCTTGTTCTCCGACAACACAACCAACTTTGAACCCGCGGCGAACTTCTCAATCTCCGCGAACTCAGTCGGGTCGTCCAACATCTCCACGCCCATCTCTGGCAACCATTCGGTTGCGAAGATACGCGTGTCGGACTTGCCGTCCTGTTCCTTGATGGGAAGCATTCCGTTGTGACCGAGCACGATGTTCTCGTCCACGACGAACGGGTGACAGTTGTCGATGTTCGTGCTCCCGTGCGTAGTGATACGCAGATGGAACAACGCCTCACCGCTCATGTTGTTGGCACGGAAGTCGTGGAACGAATCAATCGCTTCGTTCGCGTCCATCGTGCGGTGGTAGTAGACGCCTTTCTTTGTGCGTACCGCCCAACCGAACCCGTCAGGGTTCGCTTTGGCAGCAGCACGCAGGCGCTTCTTGCTGGGTGTCGCACCCTTCGGTGCGAAGATTAGTAGACACATGATGTGTTCCTTTCTGTTGTTGTTGTTATGTGATCAGAACGGCGAGTCTTCGCCGTTGTTGTCGTTGATGGTGCGATGGCTTGCGGTCGTGGTGGCGTTGAGAACACCACGACGATCAAGCAGGGGAATGAGGTGGTCAAGATCGCCGTTGTCACGACGCTCCAACCATTCGATGTACGCGCCCCACGCAAGCGCACCGTGGTTGAACACATCAACCGCGTTGATGGAAGTGATGTACTCGTGGAGAGTGTGGACGAACTCCAACACACCGATCACGGTCGTGGCTTTGAGCGAACCACGGAAGTACCGCAACTCAATCGTGTGGCGGTTCTGCAAGTTCACCGCGACGTAGCGGTGGTAGTTGCTGTGACCCTTCGCCATGAGCAACTTGCTCGGCTCGTCGCTTCCGTAGCGGACATGGAACGTAGCCCATTGGTCGGAGTGACGACCACCGAAACGCTGGATCATCTCGGCGTTCTGCTGGTGGAAGGTGAGCAACTTGTAGATGTCGTCCTTGCCGAACGCACTCCGTGAGACATGGACATGAAGCCCACAACCCGCGCCACGCCACGATGTCATGTCGTAGTTGTGCAAGTTCTCAATCGCCTGCCACGGCGCCATCTCCTTGTGAGCGGCGAGCGTCGCAGGCATGGACACCATCTCAAAGCCCGACACCGAACCGTCCTTTTTCAGGATCAAGTAGTTCTCGTCTGAGTTGTCGTAGATGTACCGCGCAGCCTCGCCACGGCGGTCGCCATGTGAGTTGGTCTCCAACTCAAATCCCATGTACAGGGTCTTGGTCGTGAACGGACGAGCGCGTCCAGACAGCGATCCATCCGATGCCTTGTGCCAGTACACGAGTTGCGGTCGGTACGAGTGGTCGTGCAATAGGGAACTTGCCTCCCCAACGATTGAATAGCAGTCGTAGCAGTAGTACGAGTCTGAATCTTCATCGTAGGCGATGCTGTCCGAATGGACGATCACGTTGCACCGCTCGCAGGTGTATCCGTAATCGTTGCGACACGACTGACAGATGTCCGTCATACACCCCCCCGTGTCGTATGTGTCCACGTGGTCTGACGAGTAGTGCTCCGAGCACCATTCGCATTGCTCCGCACACCAGTCGTGGTGCGGTGCCTCGTCGTGCCGAGACCGCCACGATCCGTCGCCACCCGTTCGGGCGACGACAGCCGTGTCGATGTCGTCGATGACCAGCCCGCATTGCGGGCAGTCCACTTGCACTTCCTCGTCGGGCGTCTCCACGCCCTCGTTGCCGTTACTCATTTCATTACCTTTCTGTTGTTGTTGCTGTTGTTGTTGTGATGCTCGCGTTGTTGCGAGCGAACAACACACAAGTTGTGTGCTAGCACACAACCCATGTGCTGTTCGCACGCCACCGCACGGGGAGCGGTGCGGTGGAATGCGGTCATCACGACCCTTCACCCATCACGAAGCGATTCCACGCTTCTATGAGGTTCACCTCCGTACCCGCGAACGGGAACGGGTGGGTGACCGTGATGTCGGTGTCCTGAACACCGTAGGCGCGACCGAGACGGTGCGCCAGTACGAAGACATCATCGATGCCCGTACCTTCCTCAAACTCAACCGCGATCTGCGCGGTCTTCATTCCGTCCATGTGGACGGCGATCTTGATGTTCATGACTCTCCCCCACTTCTCCACACATCGATGAAAGTGACATACCGAATCGCCTCGTTCATCACATGAGCGACCAGTTCTGCCTCGGACGCGAAACCGAGAGCGTGGTAACGCTGAACATCAACGACGAACTCGGGATCAACGCGGTAGTCGTCGTCGTAGATGTCCTCGGGGTCGTGATCATCGCGCAGTACCAACCACTTGGACAGGGGAACCAGTTCGTTGCGGTATCCGAGGGCGATCTCGGTGAACCGAGAGCACTCCGCTTGCACCTGCAAGAGCGACAGGTAATGCCCACCTATCAGGTGAAGCGCGACCCGATCTCTCTGGACTCTCTTGGAGATGTGTTCCTGTTCCATCACTTGTTTCCTTTCTTCTTGTTGTTGTTGTTGCGAACGATCAGAGGCGTCTGCCCGATCGTTGTCGGCGCGTCCTGATCAATCCACGCCGAACACACCACCGCGAAGTGAGACGCGATGATCTGGATCATTCGCGGATCCTTCGCGTACATGACGGGCAACACCTTGTTGATGTAGTCGCTCACGAAATCGTCCAGCGTGACGATCTCTGGATTCCTGTTGATGATGGTCATGATGATGTCCTTTCATAGATACGCCGATCACTTGTTCACGGCGTAGTGCCACGGCGAGGGCTGAACCTCGCTCACACGCGCAACAAGCGCGCCGTGGCTTGCTAGCAAAGTTGTGTGCTAGCACACACATTCCGCGATCAGAGACCGCGAGCCTTCATCTCCGCCTTGATCGCCGCGAGAGCGTCGCGGAGTTGCTTGGCGTTCGCCTTCTTGATCGCACCCTCGTTGATGAGAGCCTTGCGCTTGCCGACCGTCTGATCGCGCTTGACACCGCCACGCTTCGTGACTTGGAGCAAGTGTTCCAGATCGGTGAACGACCCCATGTCGTAGCCGCCATCGATCGCGACGATGACGTAGGTGACGGTCGTGCGAATCGTGCTCGTCGCACGATCGGTCGTGTCCTGCCACCTCGTGCAGAACTTGTTGAGCGTGACGAGATGACGCACCGACAGGAACGCTCGCGCGATCGCGATGTAGTCGGACAGCACCGTCTTGTCGTGACGGCACGCCACCTCCTCAGCGTTACTGATCGCCTTGATGATCGCGAGATCGTCGTGAACGGTCAGTCCCTTGCTCTTGTTCGCCTTCATGATATTTCTCCTTGTGATGTGATGACGCCGATCATTAGTTCACGGCATCGTGCGCGGAGCGGGGAACGATCCCGCACAAGGTCACCAGACCCGCGCCAACCGAAAGTTGTGTGCTAGCACACACCTTCGGCAACCAGACGCGCGATCATCGCACGCACGCCGTCATACAGACGCGCACGAGACGCGTCCGATCTCCCCTCGCACGCGACACTCATCATCGCGCACCAACCGATCATGCGGATACCACACTCCATGACACACCCCTTGATGTAGTGGCGCGTGTGTGCGCGCCGTTGGACACCCTTAGGACACCCGTGGTTTCTGGTCGTAGCCGTTGCGCCTGTTGGTGCCGTGTTTCCGTGTGGTTCGGTGCGGCGACATGAGGGGAATGGGGTGCATAGGGGAGTGCGTACGTGGCAGCATTCAGGAGTCCCTCGGGCTAGGGCCGTCTGAGGGTTTGCGGATAGGTTTGGGCTATCTGGTGAGGGTGGGGGTGTTGGAGGCCGTTAGACGGCGTTTTAGCCCTGTTTGGGATAGGTTTGGGGGCGTAGGACGTGACGTTCGATGACGGAGGGTTTGTAGACGGCGATGGCGACGGAGTATTGGTTTGAGTGTGTGTCGTATGTCGTCGCTATGTGGTAGTAGTTGTCGGTTTGTCCGACGAGGAATCCTGTGGTTTCTAGGATTCGGTTTGGTTGGGGTGTGCCGAGGTCGTACCATTCGTCTTCGATGGCGTAGGTGTCCATCCATGTGACGTGGACGATGGGGGGTGTTTTCATTAGCAGTCCCATGCTCGTAGTGATTTGTTGATGCGGCTGTTGGGGTCGCGGGCTGTTTTGGATGAGGTGTTCTTTTTCTTCATGCCTTCCATGCGGGCGCAGAACGATTTGCGTCGGGCTGCGGCTGCAGGGGATTTTTTGGCTTGTTTGGCTTTGACGGGTGGTTTGAGGGTGCCACCAGTTTGTGCTTTGTAGGAGGCGCGTCCTTTGGCGTTTAGTCCGCCTTTGGGGTTTTGTCCTTCTTTCCTCTGCCACGCAGCGGATTTAGCCACGATTTCAACCCTTCTTCTTCTTGGGGACGACCATCTTCTTGCCAGTCTTCGCCGCCTCCTTTTTGGCGGCGGCGTATCCAGCCTTCGTGTACGAGAAATGCTTGCTTCCTACCTTCGGCATGGTGCTCCTCCTGCTGTCGTCGCAAATGGTTACTAGATCGGGGGTACGGCGCTGGGCTAGTACCCCCGATAACTATTGGCCCCTATCCAAAGCGTTACACGTTACATTGTGAACAAGTGAACAGGGCACCGAGGTAACGAGGTGTCCTGTTGGTGATGGGACTTGAAGAGAATGTGCTGGACGCCCGACAGGAGGCGTATCTCGGCTGGCTGTGCACGCCGCCCGCCGAACGTGATCCTGCGTCCAAGGAGAAGTTCGCGGATTCCGTTGGTGTGAATGTGTCTACTTTGCGCCGCTGGGAGAAGCGGGATGTGTTCCGCAAGAAGTGGCAGGAGAAAGTTGATGACATTCAGGGGTCGCCTGAACGGTCTCAGCGCTTGTTGGACACGTTGTATGATCGTGCTCTTGGCGGCGACATCAAAGCCGCTCAGTTGTATTTGCAGGCAACGAATCGGATGGCTCCTCCTACGGTGAACGTGAAGACTGATTCCAAGACGTCCGAGTTGTCGGACAAGGAACTGGACGAGTTGATTGCCGCGATGGCGTCCCGAGAGCAGGAGTCTCGTCGCCTGAAGGTTGTATGAGCCAGTTGGTTGAATGTCCGATTTGTGGCGAGGAGTATCCACCTGTGGCGTGTCGTTGGCGTTGCCCGTATTGTGGCGGTAAGGACAACTGTTGTGATGGGGAGCCTCAGAAGATGAGGGATGAGGATGGATCTGACTGAACTCCTGAATGAACGGGAGTGGCGACGGTGCCGTGGGCCAGAAGAAGCGAACATTGACCAGTTGGTTGAAGCGTTCACGTATTTCTGTGAGAACTATTGGAGCATCAAGCATCCTGAACGTGGTCGAATCATGTTTGAGTTGCGTGAAGCGCAGATTGAAACAATCAGGGCTTGGATGTCGAACCGTTATTCGGTTGTGTTGAAAGCCCGTCAGATTGGTTTTTCGACGTTGGCTGCAGCGTATGCGTTTTGGTTGACGTTCTTTTGGCCCGATCGATTTATTGTCATGTTGTCTCGCACGGAACGTGAAGCAGCGAAACTGTTGCAGAAATCGAAGTATGGTTACAAGTTCATTCCTTTGTGGATGCGTTCTCGTGGCCCGCAAATCACGTCAGATAACCAGTTGAAGATGACGTTCTCCAATGAGTCCGCGATTGAGTCGCTGCCGTCAGGCAACGACCCTGCTCGCGGCGAGTCCGTGTATTTGGTGATTGTTGACGAGATGGCGTTCTTGCCGAACTCGGAAGAAGCGTGGGCGTCCATTGAACCGATTGCTGACGTCGGTGGTCGCGTTATTTGTTTGTCTACAGCAAACGGTTCAGGCAACTTCTTTCACCAAATGTGGGTTGGGTCGCAAACTGGGGCGAACTTGTTCAAAGGTATTTTCTGGCCTTGGTCTGCGGGTGACCGCGACGACGACTGGTATGAAGCGAAGTCAAAGACAATGCCGTCATGGCAGTTGCATCAAGAATACCCACGCAACCCTGAAGAGGCATTCATCAAGTCGGGCAACCCTGTCTTTGACATCGATCGACTGTTGGAGTACGAAACACATGAACCGCGACGCGGGTATCTGCATGTGTACGGCAGGAAGAACAGCGAGTTCCGTGTAGCCCCCGATGGCGAGTTCGCTATCTGGGAAGATCCGCGCCCCGAAGGGGTGTATGTGATTGGCGCTGACGTTGCTGAAGGTTTGGGGCATGGCGACTATTCGTCTGCCCACGTGATCGAAGCCCGTTCCCTGTCTGTCGTCGCCCATTGGCATGGGCACATTGAACCAGATCTGTTTGGTGATGCTTTGGCAGAAGTGGGTTACTGGTACAACGGCGCCCTGTTGGGTGTGGAGAACAACAACCACGGGCTGACAACGCTGAAAGCGTTGCAGCGTTACGGCTACAAGAACCTGTACCGTACACGACGGTTGCAGCAACGCAACCCTGAGGCTACAGAGATCATGGGTTGGCGTACGACGACAGCAACGAAACCGTTGGCGATTGACGAGTTGGCGGCACCTATCCGTGATGGTGAACTGGAGATTTGGGACGAACGGACGATTGCCGAGTTGAAGACCTATGTGCGTGACCCCAATGGCAGGATGCATGGTTCTCCACATGACGACCGCGTGATGTCGTTGGCTATCGCCCACCAAATGTTGAAATACGTTTGGCTACCAGAGTACAGGGCCGAGCAGCCTTTGCCGAAGTACAGTTTGGATTGGTTCAGCCGTTTTGTGGAACACGGCGACGAAGGATTGAAACCTGTACCTATTGGGGCGTACAACTCGCGTAAACGGTAGGTAACGCCCACGGTTATGTGTGATGGGTTCAGCAAACTGTGTGGAATGTGGTCAACTGTTCACGTTTGACGTGATGCCGCGCCGTGGCGCGGTTTGTTTCCGTTGCCATTTGCAAGGAATCCGTCTCGGTTTTACTCACGGCAAAGAAGATTTCCACGGCCCGACCGTCCGTGAACGTCAACGGCAGCAGGAGAAGCAAGCCGCTGACGCTGGAATCAAAGCCGAACCTGTTGGGAACAGGTGGGTGTGACCTATGTGGTGGGTTCCGATTGTCGTTGCCTTGATTGGCGGGCCACTCATGTGGGGTCTAAGCAGGTTCGATAGACGGAACAGCCAGCAACACGCAGAGAACCAGAAGGTTCTGCTGCGTATTGAAACCAAGGTCGACCACATAGACGATCGACTTGATCAACACATTGACTACCACCTGAAGGAGGGGTTGTGACTTACAAGGATGCTTTCAAGCGTGCGGTTGCGACGTTTATTGCTGGCGCTACCGCCAGCCCGTTGACTTCCGCCGTGTTTGATGTTTCGTTTTTCAAAGCGGCAGGCATTGCTGGTTTGATCGCGGTGTGGAACTGGGTTGCTCGTTCGGCGCAGGCGTGGAATAGCGTCTGATGGCTCGACCGTCCAATCACGAGATCCTGACCCGCTACCAGAAGAAACTGGCGCTGGCGAAGCGTTGGCGGCGAGAAGAGGATCACGACGACACTTGGCGTCGTCTGGTTGACCTGTATCGCGGTCGACATTACGAAGACCTGTCCCCCGAAGACAGGCTTTTGGTCAACATCTCGTTTTCGACGGTCAACGTGATTGCGCCCAGCGTGGCGGTGAACTATCCGAAGATTGCGGTCAATGCCCGCCGTCCTGATGATGCGCCTCGGGCGATCATCACGGAGGCGGTTATCAACTACTGGTGGAAGCATTACAAGGTGCGCCCCGAGTTCCGTCGCGCAGTCAAGGACTTTCTTGTGGTTGGTCACGGCTGGCTGAAGGTCGGCTACCGTTATGTAGAGGAAGAGGAAATCGGTCAGGATGCCGACATTTCGGATGACGAAGTGGCTGGCAATGAGATCACACCTTCGATTGTGATTATTGAAGATCGACCGTTTGTTGAACGAGTATCACCGTTTGACGTGTTTGTTGATCCTGATGCTACGTCAATGTCGGATGCGCGGTGGATTGCGCAGCGTATCCGCCGTGCGTTGAAGGACGTAAAGTCGGACAAGCGGTATTCCAAGGCTGCTCGTGACAGCATCAATGCGACATCTTGGGGTCGGTACAACGATGATCCTTCCAAGCGTCAGGTGCAGGACTCTGATGAGGGCTACGTGGAGATTTGGGAGTTTTACGACATTCCGAAGAACACGATGGCTGTGTTTGCTGAAGGTTGCGAACATTTCCTTGTGAAGCCGATGGAGATGCCGTATGCGTTTGGTCATCCGTTTGTGATGATCCGCAACTACGACGTACCTGATCATTTCTATCCGATTGGTGATTTGGAGGCTATTGAGCCGCTGCAGCGAGAGTTGAATGCGACTCGTACGCAGATGATGAATCACCGTAAGCGGTATGCCCGAAAGTACCTGTTCAAGGAATCGGCTTTCGATGCCGATGGTCGGGATGCTTTGGAATCGGATTACGACAACACGATGGTTCCTGTCGCGTCTGATGAACCGCTTGGGAATGTGATTGCCCCGTTCCCTGCGGTAGTCACACCTCCCGAGTTCTACCGCCAGTCCGACATCATTGAGTCGGACATCAACATGGTTTCTGGCGTGTCCGAGTATTTGCGTGGTTCGCTGCCTGAGATCCGTCGTACGGCGACGGAAGCGGCGATTGTGCAGGATGCCGCGAATGCTCGCGCTGCAGACAAGTTGGCAACCATTGAGCAGGCGATTGCCGAGGTTGCTTCCCGTTTGGTGCTTCTGGCCCAGCAGTTTATGACTGGCGAGCAGGTTGCCCGCATTGTCGGCGCTGACGGCGAACCCATGTGGGTGACGTTCGATGCCGATTACATTGCTGGCGAGTTTGACTTTGAGGTGGAGGCTGGGTCTACAGCCCCCGTGAATGAGTCGTTCCGTCGACAGATGGCTTTGCAGATGGTTGATGCAATGGCTCCGTTTGCTGGGTTGGGGATTGTGAACATGCCCGCTTTGGCGGCGCATGTTCTGCAGTTTGGTTTCGGTGTGAAGAACCCTGACAAGTTCATTCAGACTGCTCCCGCCCCTGCCGCCCCACCGATGATGGGTGGTGGCGCCCCAATGCCGCCAGAAGCATTGCCGCCTGCTGGAATGCCGCAGGAAGCGGCAGTATTGCCGCCTACTGCTGAAGCACTTTCTGGTGTTGATCCGTCGATTCTGTCGGCACTTCAGAGTCGAATGGGCTTTGATTTGCCGAACACGATGTAACGCACAGTTCTTTCTGTAGAGCAACCTTCACGGACTCAAAGGAGACATAGGTGGATACCACCGAATACAGCCCCGAGGAAGACCCCGTACTTGACGGACAAGTTGACGAAGTGGGCGGAACCGAAGATGATGTACCCGTCATCGACATTGACGCTCTTGGCGATCACTATGTGACAGTCAAGGTGGACGGTGAAGACGTCAGGGTGCCACTCTCAGAGGCAGTTGCTGGCTACTCGCGTCAAGCGGACTACACGCGCAAGACGCAGGAACTGGCACAACAGCGTCAAGAACTCCAATGGGCTTCTGCCATTAGAGCAGCGCTGGAAAACGACCCTGCTGGAACCATTGATTTGCTGGCTGATCATTATGGCGTAAGCCGCAAGGAAGCGCAGCGAATGGTGGACGAGGATCCGTATCTTACGGATAATCATTACGGCATGGAAGATCCAGTTGCGAAGCGTCTCGCGGAAATCGACACTCGCGTGTCGGCTTTTGAGAAGATGCAGGCTCAGCAGAGGCTGGAAGCGGAGATTGAGAGGCTGCAGGCCGCATACGGCGAAGACTTCAACGCCCAAGAGGTCGTATCTGCTGCGCTTGCGCAGGGGAGCACGAACTTGGAGGCGGTCTTCAAACAGATCGCTTTTGACCGAATCGCAACACGCCGCAAAGTTGAAGCCGAGAAGACGTCGGCTAAAACGGAAGCCAAGCGAACCGCTGCGGTTGTGTCTGGAGCAACGAGTGCGAAGACAGCGAAGGATGATGCTGGGCCGATCCGTTCCATTGTCGATGCCTACAACGCCGCGAAGCGGACGTTGGGGCAATAACCACGAAAGGGGCCAATCATGGCTGCTGGAAACTCCAACTTCGACACTCTGCTGTCGACCACCATTGCCAACTACCGCAAGACTCTCACGGACAACATCTTCACCGCCCGTCCGCTGACCTACTTCCTCATGGACAAGGGTCGCATTCGGATGCTCAACGGCGGTACGAAGATTGTTGAGCCGCTGATCTACGGTCAGAACTCAACTGTCGGCTCGTACTCGGGCTACGACACGATCAGCCTCACCGCCCAGTCGGGCATTTCGGCTGCCGAGTACGATTGGAAGCAGTACGCTGCTTCGATCGCCATCTCGGGAATCGAAGAGGCGAAGAACAACGGCGAGCAGGCCATCATCAACCTTCTGGAAGCCAAGATCATGCAGGCTGAGGAGTCGATGAAGGAAGGCTTCAACCAGATGTTCTTCAGCGACGGCACGGGCAACTCGGGCAAGAACTGGCTCGGTCTCGGCGCCATCGTGGAGTCGGGCAACACCGTTGGTGGCATCGATTCGTCGGATGCTGACAACACTTGGTGGCGTTCGTATGAGGAGAACACCGCTGGTGCTCTCACTCTCGCCCAGATGACCACGGCGTACAACAGCGTCTCGGTCGGCAACGACCATCCTGACATGGTTCTGACCACTCAGACCCTGTTTGAGAAGTACGAGTCGCTGCTGCAGCCGCAGTTGCGGTACACCGACACGAAGACCGCTGACGCGGGCTTCCAGAACCTGCTGTTCAAGGCTGCTCCTGTGGCCTACGACGTGCATTGCACCGCTGGTGTGGTGTACTTCCTCAACAGCAAGTACCTGACCCTCGTCGGTCACAGCGACAAGTGGTTTGAGACCACCGCCTTCGTGCGTCCCGAGAACTTGGACGCTCGCTACTCGCTGATCATGTGCTACGGCAACCTCACCTGCCGTAACCGCAAGAAGCAGGGCAAGTTGACGGCGAAGACCGCCTGATACGTCTGGTTGTGGGGGGTCGCCTGTTTGATGGCGATCCCCCACGATCTGCAATCTTTCACAAGAACGGAGTAGCAATGGCAAGTCGCAAAGACAAGAATCGATTCCAGACAAGTCGTTCACTTGGTGGATACGACCCAGTTGACGGTTTTATTCCTTACAACTATGAGGCTGGAAGCCCTGGTGGGCCCAATAAGGCTTCGCGCCAACGGGCTGCAAAAATGAGTGCTTCTCGCAAAAAGCAGATTTTGAACTCTGCTGGAACCGCAAAGAGTTACAAGCAAACTGGTTCAAAAAAGAAGAAGTAACGCTTTCCGCCATTAGTGATGGCTGGAACACCCGCATACTCCTTCTACGGCGAACCCGCAGTTCGCGGTTCACGTCCGTACGCTACAGCAGATGCCTCGCCCGCACCAGCGGGCGGCATGCCGTATCTCGGTCATACACGCTGCATGGCAAACGAAGGCACCTGCCAAGGTTCCCGTGCCAAAGGCACCGATCTGTGCATTGGGCATTTGAGATCTTGGGCAAAGGAGCAAGCACGTGAATCTCAATGAAATCCGTTCCAAGATTCGCGAGATTGTCGATCTAGGGGCAGAAGACGTTTCCGACACCCTCCTTGCTATGTATGTCAAGGATGGTTACGAACGAATCATCGCAACCGAACGTCGATGGCCTTTCTTCCAGAAGACGTACACCATGAACACAGTCGCTGGTCAACGTGCCTATGACATCGACTTGATTGGTGACGGTGATTTGCGGGAAGTCACGTCGATTGTTGACACGTCCGCTGTTGGGCGGAGAATCGAGTTGATTGCGTATGATGATGCGGAATCGATTTGGGTTGGGAACTTCGATCAAGCGCAACGTCCGCTGTATTTCTCGTTGTGGCAGGACAAGGTGCATTTGTGGCCCAAGCCCGATGCGATCTATCCGCTGGTGGTTCGCGGATACCGCAAACCGACCGACTGGTCTGCTTCCAACTCAACTGAGGTTGACGCAGATGATCGTCTGCATCAACCGTTGGTGTATTACGGGGTGGCGCAGGTTTATCAGTTGCAGGAAGATGTTGAACTTGCGACGTTTTATCGTCGCACGTTCGATGAGGCTGTCCGTTTGGCTGTGTCGGACATCATGCGCCCGCCGTCACAGCGACCGTTTGCGTTCGCTGATGGTGTGCCGCGCATGTCGCAACGCTGGTGGCTGCAAGGGCTAGGAAGAACTCTTGGTCAATGAGCCGTCTGTCACTGCTTCGTACCGACGATTTCACGGGCGGGTTGAACCTTCGGGCTGATCCGTTTCAGTTGGGATCCAACGAGTCGCCTGACTTGTTGAATGTCGACATTGATCCGCGTGGCGGATTTTCGATGCGTGGCGGCATGGTGAAGTTCAATGCGTCCGCTGTTGGCGGTATTGCGAACGGTTCGTTTGCGCCGCGACGTTTGTGGGCTTGGAATGCTGCAACACCGCAAGTGTTGCTGGCTGCAAACAATGGCGTGTACTACGCCACTACTGCCAACTTCACGTCAATGAGCGTTACGACGACAGCACCCTTTGGTGCGTCGTTTGCGGAGTGGACAACTGGTACTGGTGCGTTTGTGTACATTGCAACTGGCACAACGCCGAAGAAGTGGAATGGTTCTTCTGTGACGACGTTGACTGCTTCTGGGACGTCGCAATGGCAGGACGATTTGTCTAACTCCAATGGTACTCACATGCCGACTGCTCGCTTCGCGGCGTCGCATGTGGATCGTATGTGGGTTGCGTACACGACAGAGAACGGTTCGGATTATCCGAATCGTATTCGTTTCTCTCATCCGTTCTTTCCCGAGTCTTGGCGGGAAACGGATTACATCGACATTGTTGAGGGCGGTTCGGGTATTACGGCTGTTGTGCCGTTCAATGGTTCGTTGCTTGTGTTCAAGAAACGTGCCGTGTTTGCGATTCTGGGTTACTCAACCGACACGTTTCAGGTTGTGACTTTGACGACAGAGGTTGGTGCGGTGAATCCGCAATGTGTTGCTGCTTCTGAACGTGCCGTGTATTTCTTGTCGTGGCCTGACGGTTTGATGATGTATGACGGGCAAAGGTTCTTGGATTTGTTTGCTCAGATCCGTCCCGCCATTCAGGATGGCGATGTGAACGAATCCGCTCAGGATGCGATGTCGGTGGCGTGGGTGAACCGCAAAGTGTGGGTTGCGTTGCCGTGGGGTGTCGCAACCAAAGCGAAGTACACGTTCGTGTACGACCCTTCGTTGGGTGAGCGTGGCGCTTGGACGAAGTACCAGACTGCTGACGCTTTTGGCGTTGGTTTGGGTGTTGATTATGTGACTTCGACTGGTGCAACGCACAGGCTCATTTGCCATCCCGATAAGGCGTATGTGTTGCGTGTCGATCTTGCGTCCTCTCCTGTCGATGATGTGGGCGCTGGCAATGCGAACTACAGTTCGTATTACGTGACACGTTGGCAGGACGCTGGAAGCATTTCTGCAAGAAAGATGTGGCGTCGTCCCGACTTCGTTGCGAAGCAAACGACAGTCGATACGACGTTGACGATGCAGGTGTATCACGATTGGGAAGAGTCGGTGGTGGCGCGTACTTTCCAAGTGTTTCTTGACGGTTCCAGCGACGCGCTGGTGTGGGCTGCTCCAGCAACTGAACCAGATGCCATTGATGGATGGAACGAAGCAGACTGGGGTGAGTCTGCTACTGGTGCCGTGTTTGCGAAGGGATCAAACATGGGTTTGGCTCGTTCTGTTCAGTTGAAGATTTCTTCTGATGGCGGAAAGCCGTGGGGTATCAACTCAATCGCTTACAAGTTCAATCCAAGAAAGGTGCGTGCCTGATGGCAACTGCTGCAGTTACTTACACGTTTGTCAATGGCACCAATGCTGATGGCACGCAGGTCAATGCGAACTTCACGTCGGTGCTCAACTTCCTGAATACGGAGGTTGTTCACCGTGACGCTTCGATTGCGTTCACCGCTATTCCGACACTTCCTGCTTCTGATCCGTCGACGGACAATCAGGCTGTCCGCAAGTCGTATGTCGATCAGATCATTCCTGCTGGCGTGATCACCCAGTATGCTGGCTCGTCCGCCCCGTCTGGCTGGGTGTTCTGCGATGGCACGGCTTATAGTCGTACGAATCCGACGTACACACGCCTGTTCGCGGCTATTGCCACGAACTACGGCGTGGGTGATGGCGCCACGACATTCAACGTGCCCGATCTCCGTGGTCGTTTTCCTGTTGGTCGCAATGCTTCCGATGCGTCGTTTGACGTGTTGGCGGAGACTGGTGGAACGAAAACGGAGTCGTTGACGACGGCGCAGATTCCGTCGCATACGCATGGTGTTGGGACGTACGCCGTAGGGACTTCGGCTGAGCACTCTCACAACAACACGTTTTCGATTGGTTCCAATGGTGCACACACGCATACTGCGTCTGGAACAACTGGTCTCGGTGGCGCACATTCGCACGGTGTTTCTGGTGGAATCAACTATTTCGCATTCAACAAGGGCAGTTACAGTTCGCCAGATTATCTCGCTGGATACTCGTCCAATAATGACGGGATCATTGACGGATTGTCGGGCGGCAGCGGCGGCGCTTCTCTGTACTTTGGCACCACCACGGGTTCGGTTGCCGATCACACGCACACTTTTTCTGCTTCTACCGATTCGCAGGGAAGCCACAGCCACTCTATTGCTGGTGGCGTTTCAAACGGTGGTGCACATACGCACACCTTGTCTGGTGCTTCTCTTGCAACTGGCGAAGGCCAGTCGCACAACAACCTGCCTCCCTACATCGTGGTGAATCACATCATCAAACTATGACGGCACGGTGGACTGCTCCTGACATTGCGGGACTGCGCGGCGACAACACGAGGCCGTTGCAGAAGATTTTCGCGTCCCTGACCGAGTATCTGCAAGGTCTTGTTGAGAACACTCGCGTACTGCAAACCTACGTCCGTAACGCCGAAACAACCACGTTGGAGATCGGTGAGGTCGTGTATCTACACGAACGGCAGGGCGATCGTGCGACAGTCAAACGTGCGTCAAATACATCTGACGCTACGAGCGCGAAGACCCTTGGTGTCGTCGCGGAGAGGATCGCTCCGAATGCTGATGGTTTGGTGACCACTCAGGGTTATGTGTATCACATGAATCTGTCGGCGTTTACCGCTGGGCAGACCGTGTATTTGAGCAACGTGGCTGGTGGCATTACCGCCACCAAGCCCGTTGCGCCGAACCATCTTGTGTATGTGGGTGTTGTTGTTCGTGCGAATGCTGGCAATGGCATCTTGTATGCACGTGCGCAGAACGGTTACGAGTTGGATGAGATTCACGATGTATTGATTTCTTCTCCAACTCAGGGTCAAGTGTTGTCGTACAATGCGACGACATCTTTGTGGCAGAACTCCACGTTTTCCGATGGTGGTGGTTTGACGAACTTGAATGCGTCGAATCTTGCTTCGGGTACGGTTCCTTCTGCTCGTGTTTCTGGGTCGTACTCGGGGATTACTGGTGTTGGTACTTTGACTGGTTTGACGATTGGTGGCGCTGGTGCCAATCGTTCCATCACCATCAACGCCCCATCTGGCTACTATGCCATTCAGTATTTTGCAATCAACGGAACAAACGAATGGCATTACGAAGTCACGCCTTCTGGATCTTCTTGGTCGCTGGTTGAATCTGGTGTCGCTGCTCGTCTTACAATGACGAACACCACGCTTACTGTTGCTGGTGGGGTAACCGCTTCAAGTCGTATTCATGCTCAAACTGATCTTCGTGTTGGCAACACCAACTCTGCCGTTTTGTCAAGCGACGCTTATCGACTGACTGTTACGCCGCAGGCATACACGGGGTATCCAGTTTCGCTTGGCGAGTTTTATGCTTCTGCTGGCGTTGGTGGTGTGATCGGCCCATTGCGGGTTTATGGAACAACCAGCGTCACTATTACATCTGCGACAAACTCCGTTTGGGGCACGTTTGATGCAAACGAGTTCCGAGTCACTAGAAGTTCTTATTCTGGTGTTGTATTCAACTGCGGTGCAAGGGTGGAAGGCGCATACAGCGGTTGGTATTTGGCTAATCGCAATACTGGTTCAGGCGAATACGCACTTTACGCTGATGCAAACACGCTTCGCATTTACGGGTCTGGGCCTGGAGATTGGATGTCTTTTGAAAGAGCAGGCAACCTATGGATTCGCTTCTCTCAATGGATGATCCCTACCGCAAATAATGTTCAATGGGTTGGAGGTATTCCAGCGTTCGGTTCAAATGCGCTTGGCGGTTGCGGCGCATACAACTTCTACAACCCATCCGATGAGAGATACAAGAAGAACAAGAAACCGCTTTCCTTGGGGATGAGTTTCTTGCGTCGGCTCAATCCGATTTCTTTCACTTACTTGTATCCAGAGTTTGCCAATACGGACGATCATTCCGATCCATCCGCCCTTGTCCCCGTGTCGATTACAGAAGGACAAAGGTTGCGTGCTGGTTTTTCCGCCCAAGAAGTGAAACAGGCAATGGATGCCGAAGGTTTCGGGGATTACAACTTCTGGTCATTGGCAGACAAGGATCAGCCAGATTCGATGCAGGCTCTTGATTACACGGGATTTGTGGCGCCGATCGTAAAAGCAATACAGGAACTGGACTCCCGTTTGTCGTTGCTGGAAACAGCCTGAAAGGAAGCAAGTGGAACAGCAAGTTGATGTCAACAAAGTGATCGAATCCCTGATCCGTCAGGTGGCAGATTACGCCCAGAAGGTTGCCCTTCTGGAGGCGTACATCGTGCAAATCGAAGCCCAAAAGGGTAACGAACAGGCGGATTAGTGATGGCCCTCTCCGATCTTGGACTCGCATACGAACCCCGCAGACGTTCCGCTGCCCAGCAGCGGGATGCCGTGCTGGCCCAAAACGCTTTCTCCCGTTTCCTGTCGCAGCAACGTGGCGCCCGCGACATCTCCGATTTGGATCGACGGATGGGGAGAGGAACAGAGCAGGTTGCTGCTTCGTACGGCAAGCGTGGCTTGCGTACGAGCGGCATTATGGGTGAAGGCATGGGTGAGTATGCCCGCACGTGGCAGACAGGACGTCAGGACATGATGCAAGCGTTGGCAGACAAGTTGAATCAGTTGAATCTGTCGGATGTTCAGGCTCGTGCTGGGTATGACGCGACGGCTGCTGAGATCGAGTTGCAGAAGCAGCGGGACATTCTGGCGACGGCAGCGTCGCTGGCTGGGTTCCGCCCGTTCTTGGGGAGTTGATTATGGCGCCGAGGTCACGTCCGATTGGTTCTGCTGATTCGATGGAACGTCAGATTGAGGCTGGTCGTCGTCGTACCACGACGCCTGCGCCTGCCAGTTCTGGTGTTGGTGAGTTCGGTTCAAATGAAG